GAGTTATGGGATATGACCATATTCCAGACGAACCAGGTCGTAAGAAAACAACTAAAACTATTGCTGATACAAAAGCAAAACTAAATTTTCCTCCGTTCAAGCATTACATTGTAGATGGCGCTGGAACTAATCCTAGAGAAGTTGCTAGGAGTCATTGGGTGGGTGGACTACACAATGGAAATTTTAGTTGTACCCATGGAAAAATTACAAACACACTCGGTAGCATGTTTATGAAACTTGTCGAGCGTTATAGTCAACGAGGTAACTGGCGAGGTTACACTTATGTTGACGAAATGCGTGGACAAGCATTAGTACAACTTGCTCAAATAGGATTACAGTTTAACGAAGCAAAATCAGACAATCCGTTTGCATATTATACCGCTACAGTTAATAACAGTTTCACTAGAGTTTTAAACTTAGAGAAACGCAACCAATCAATTAGAGACGACATCTTAATCGAGTCAGGACATTTACCAAGTTATGGTAGACAGATAGCATACGAAAATGAGATGAGAGAACTTCGTGCGGTCGCACTTGCAGAAGCTGAAGCAGAAAATACATCAACCGAGTAGCAAACATTATGGCGAACCTTTTTGAAAGGGCCGCGTGTTTCACCGATATACACTACGGCTTAAAGCAAAACAGTAGACAGCATTTAATAGACTGTGATAATTTTATAACATGGTTTATTAAAGAATCGAAAGCACGGAATTGCGAAACTTGTATATTTCTAGGCGACTGGCATCATCATAGAGCAAGTATTAATATTGCTACTATGAATTCTACTATCAAAGACTTAAAGCGTTTAAATAATGCATTCGAAACAGTTTACTTTATTACTGGTAATCACGATTTATTTTATAGAGAGAAACGTGACCTAAACAGTATAGAGTTTGCTAGAGACATGTCTAACATTGTAATGGTTGACGAACACTTCTTGCAAGATAACGTTGCTATTATTCCTTGGTTAGTAGGTGACGAACACAAAGATGTTGCTAAAGTAAAATGCAAATACATGTTTGGACATTTCGAGTTACCATACTTTAAAATGAATGCCATGATCGAAATGCCTGATCACGGTGGCATAAAAGCAGAAATGCTAACTGGTCCTGAATATGTATTCAGTGGACACTTCCACAAACGTCAATACAAAGGCAATATACATTATATAGGTAATGCTTTCCCACACAACTATGCAGATGCACAAGACAACGACCGCGGTGCTATGTTTTTAGAATGGGGTGGAAAACCGGTATATGTTAATTGGGCAAAATGTCCAAAGTATATTACAATGGGCTTACGTGAGTTACTCGACGCACCCGAAAAATATTTAGATGCACAGACTCATGCAAGAGTTAAACTAGATGTAAACATTAGTTATGAAGAAGCAAACTTTATTCGAGAAACATTTGCAGAACAATTTAAAGTTAGAGAGATACAATTACTTCCTGTTAAAGCAGAAGAGGAAGCATTTGAAGGTGGTGAAATACGATTCGAAAGCGTTGATCAAATTGTTATACAACAATTAGAAACTATCCAAAGCAACTTAGTTGACACTGACGAGCTTGTTAAAATTTACAGAAGTTTAGAGACCTTATAATGCTTACTATAAAAAACATAACAGCAAAAAACTTTATGAGTATTGGCAACAATACCCAAGCAGTTACATTTGATACCGAGCAACTAACACTAGTCTTAGGACACAATTTAGATCTGGGTGGCGATGGTAGTAGAAACGGTACGGGTAAAACAACAATCATTAATGCACTAAGTTATGGAATGTACGGCGAAGCATTAACAAACATTAGACGTGATAACTTAATTAACAAAACAAATGCTAAAGGCATGATTGTTACTGTTGACTTTAATATTAACGGAAAAGAATATCGCATTGAACGTGGCCGGCGTCCTAACTCACTAAAGTTTTATATCAACGGGATAGAAAACGCTGACAATGAACAGCAAGGTGACAGTAGAGAAACACAAAAAGATATAGAACGTATTATTGGCTTCCCACATTTAATGTTTAAGCATTTGATTGCACTAAACACATATACCGAACCGTTCCTTAGTATGAAAACTAATGACCAACGTGATATGATTGAACAGTTATTAGGCATCACAGAGATTAGTGAAAAAGCAGAACTACTTAAAGAGTTACTTAAAAATACAAAAGACAATATTAAAGAAGAAGAACTAAGAATACAAGCAGTACAAAATGCTAACAAACGTATTGAAAAGAACATCGACGACATTGAATTGCGTAGGAAGGCATGGGACAATCAGCATAGTGTAAAGATAGCAGATTTACAGACTTCATTAGATGAGTTAAGCCAAACAGACATCGAAGAAGAACTAGACAAACACAGACAGTTAGATGTTGTTCATAAGCAGTATGCAAAAATGCAAGGTCTACAAAGCGAATTAAAACAATTACAAACAAGTAGTAAGCGGAGTTCCAGTACACTTGTTAATGTGCGTAACGATATTCAAAAAGCAGAAGAAGGTATTTGCCCTGCATGTGAACAAAGTACAGCACACTTAGATACACACGAAGCATACACATTAGAACTTAAAGCAAAAGAAAAAAAAGAAGTATTGTATTCTGTAGAGTTAGAAGAGAAGGTTGTATTATTAGAACAAGACTTAACAGACATTGGCGAACTGCCTGAAAGTCCTATTACATTTTATTCTAGTATGGAGGATGCGTTACAGCATAGACACAATTTAGATACTATCACTGAACAACTCGGAGATCGTAAAGAAGAAACTAATCCATATTCTGACCAAGTTGTTAGCCTTAGAGAAACTGGCTTAGAAGAAGTTAGTTATGACAGTATAAACGAATCGACTGGATTAAAAGACCATCAAGACTTTTTGTATAAACTATTAACAAGCAAAGACAGTTTTATAAGAAAGAAAATTATTGACCAGAACTTACAGTACTTAAACTATAGACTAAACTATTATTTAGAAAAGTTAGGCTTACCACATGACGTTAGATTTAACTCAGACTTAACAGTAGATATTACCGAATATGGTAGAGACTTAGATTTTGATAATTTAAGTAGAGGCGAACGTAATAGATTAATACTTGGCATGAGTTGGGCATTTAGAGACATATACGAGAGTCTTAACCACCCAATGAACTTGATGTGCGTTGATGAACTTGTTGATTCTGGTATGGATACAACTGGTGTTGAAGCGGCACTAAGCGTACTTAAGAAGATGGGTAGGGAATCTAAAAAGAATGTATTCTTAATCTCCCACAAAGAAGAACTCCAAGGAAGAGTTAGCAATGTATTGTATGTTGTAAAAGAAGGAGGTTTCACTTCTTACGCTAACGATATCGAAATAGTAGATCCAGATAGTGATGTTTTATAGATTCAAAATTAAGACATGATTGTAGACATACATTTAGGACGTAATGCTGAACACACATTAAGTTATGAATTGTACGACAATGATGTTACAAGATTATTCCATAAAAGATTAAATGAACAAGAAAACAAAGTTGTAAGTAGAACACAATTTTATAACTTTGGTGAAACAGAAGAATCAGTACAAGTAGAACTGATGGCTGTTACAGAACGTTTACAAGAACTTGGTATTGTACAAGATGCCAGTTTAGAAACTCTAAATAACCTACACGAAAACTTTCCTAACTCTCACGATGAAAGTGAAGGGGAAGTTCGTGAACTATTACGGATGTTTAACTATCACATACATCATTTAGAAGATATAAGGCGTAAGCATTATAACGGTTCTAGATTTATTTTTGCATGTGAAGATGCCGGAATAGACATATCCACAGAAGCACTAGAAATGTTCACTGTGCGTAGGAGGTATGGTGAGTTGTATATGCATTACCCCCACGTAGGTAAACACTTGCTAGAGGTGTTTGCGGACAATGATGTTAATGTTCCTGAGGATCATTTAATATGCACAAACGTAATGCGTAATACTTTATGTGGGTGGTTTGGAGAAGACCAATTTACCACAACAGTAGAACAAGAAAATTTAATGATGACATTGTTTATGTTTTACAGACAAATAATGCACAAAGTTCCTTACCAATGGAAGGATCCTAAATTAGCAATTGGCTACTTGCCTTTGGGAATGTTAATTGACCCAGAACAAGACATCAATATTATCAACGACAATAAGTACATTCATAGTTGGAGTTGTAGATGAGTGCAGATTGGACATATCAAGGTAACATTATAGAAAGCATACCAGATGAGTATGAAGGTTTCGTGTACCTTATTACCAACACAACCAACAACATGAAATACATTGGTAAGAAACTTGCCAAGTTCAAAACAACTAAGCCTCCCTTAAAAGGCAGAAAGAATAAAAGACGTGGACGCAAAGAAAGTGACTGGCGCACATATTGGGGGAGTTCGGATCACTTAACTGCTGACGTAAAAACCCTGGGCGAAGATGCTTTTACTAGAGAGATTTTAGAATATTGTGCGACTAGAGGTGTAATGAGCTACATAGAAGCAGAACTACAATTCAAACATAAAGTACTGTTAAGTGACGAATATTACAACGGTATAATTAATTGTCGCATAGGTGGTTCAAAAATCCTAAAGGAAAGTCTCAAAGATAGATAACTAATACTGCAAACAACACAGACACACAGTCATTCTCGCATTACGGCACACACGGCACACACGGCACACATAGGACTATACACCAGCCCCAACCGAGGCTATGGAAATCGGACTCCTCGACAATCCTGAACAAGGTGCGAGAATTGGAGATGTATAGCGGCTAAGATACAAACAACGATAAACAGTATTAGAAGAATGTAGGCGCTGAGAAAAAGCAACCTACAAGTTTGTGTAACTAAACTCTACCAAGTTATATAAATTTCCGTGAGATTCGAGACGGTAGTGTAAGGGGACAAAAAGCTCACCGGTTCCTAGTAGCACCCGAGTTAGAGATGATGATAGCTCATATGATGTCGAAAGATATATGACTAAATAGCTTCTCCTTGTACTAGGAGAACTATGACTCCAACTATATGAT